AAAACATTTTTTTCAGGTAAAAAGAAATTAAAAAACGGAACAACGTCCGATGGGTTAATTACCCGTCTAAAGACCTTAGTTGTGCCATTCACTAACACTTCCCTTTTAGTTATTACGTAATTAATAATTTTATTATTAGCATCAAATGTGGGTATTTTAGTTCGGTTGACTTGTCCCTGTTCGTTGTATTGTGTTGAAAAATCAATGTCTTGCGTGTTTTCAAATGAATTTCCACCCCCAAAAAACTGAGATCCAGCACGTATTTTACCTAAATACCTAATATCTTCGGAATCACCAAAAGCTGGAACCGTAATTGAAAAATCGACAACCGACACCGAAGGACGAAACCCCGGTATCTTTAAACCATACGTCCTTGCTATATTATATATTGAAGATCGTTGTTGAGCATATTGAAGCACCGTCTCTTGTAAACTCCTATCAATATGGTAGTGTAGGTTATCAGCAACTCCCGCATTTAAATCCATTAAAACCGAAAACACGGATGCGTCATTAAAGTTTTGTATTAAATTCGGGTAGTAACTTTGAACGTAATTTAATAGTTCACCTCTAAGACCGACGAAGTCTCTTTCAGTGTATGATATTTTTCTTTCTGACATTATATATTAATTATAACAAATTGTTTAGTACCAAATGGGTTAGTATCGTTAGCATATTCTATTTTTAATTTTGCGGTATATTCTTCTGTATTTTTTCCAGGTAACCTATAAATTCCCACATCATTTAACTCCATATCAGAATTAATCGTTTCAAATGCTTGGGTTATTGTTCCATTATTAGGATCAATTATGGTTTTAGGTCCTGACGTTTTATTGTCCAACAAAACATATGGTGTAATGGATATATTAATTATATTCAAATCAGGAATATATATTTCACATTGCGATTGTATGTCTTCTTTAATAGAATCAAACGTTTGCCCATCCATTGGGTCAAAAATAAATTCATATATCCTTGTCCCAAAATCGGGTAACATGAATCTACTACCCTTTTTCGTTAAGATAAGATGTAAAAGACTTGATCGTATTTCTTGATCCCTATCTCTAGATAATGATAGGTATTTACCAATCGAACTTTGTCTAAATGGGAAATTAATACCAAATGTTGCGTTACTTGCCATATCATATAAATATAATGTTGTAACTTTTCTTATAAATAGATATAAAATAAAAAATCCCAACCTAATGTCGGGATTCTCGTAATACAGTATTATCTTTTTGGTGGGGTGGTGTGTATGGACAATTTAAACACCCACTTCCGCAACATTTACCTCGACGTTTATGATACTCTTCAGTCATAACCATCCTTCCATCTTTATTATAATAAAAGTCAGATGGTAAAAGTTTGGGTGTAATAAACTCCTTCACATATAATTGTTGTATCCAATCTTTAGACGCACTTACATTCATTTTAATTATTTTTTCTTTTCTAATTGCTAATTCTTTTAATAACATTATTGGTGTTTTATTATAAAATCTCGCATGATCCGCCCGAACACGCTAAACTCTCACTTAAATCCGTTTCATCTGTCAACTCAATAACTTTACTTAAGTCAATATTGGTTAACGACATGTTTAATCTATTAAATGTTTCTTCGTCACAATCCTCAAAAGGGCTTTGTATGTAAGTATGTTCAGAGTGAGGTAAAACAGATAAACCATTATAAAAATCTCTGTTTTTCCACATCCACTCTCCAGCCAATTCCCAATCTTCAGGTTTCAAACTGATTGTTGCAGATACATTATGCATATTTGAACCCCCTCTATGTCCATGTCTAACCCATTCTTGTGTTACTTTTTTAACTCTTTCTAAAAGTTGGAATGGACTTTCGGTTCTTAAAATCGCACCTTCAGGTGCTTTTTGTGGGATTGATATGACCGCAGTATCGTGGGGTCTAAAATATTCATCCTCAACCAATTCTGGGTGATTTTCACTTAAATACCCATAAATCGATTCATTTTTACCAACACGGATTCTTCTAATGTAGTAGTCATTATGCCAAGCGTGAATACCTGATGATGTTCCCAATGTTAATGATGTTGTCCCCGCAGGTTTTACAGTTGTTGTTCTTGCCGATTTATTTATACCAATTAATTTAGCAACTCGTTCATTTTCCTCTTTAACGATTTTTGCCGCTTCTTTCATATTATAACCTAAAACAACCCCAGATCCAATTCCCGTCATAGAAACACCAATTAATGCATCTTTCTCAGTTGTTCTTTTCCAAATGTCTCTTAAGTAATGAAAGTTAGTATAACCCGCCTGTAATGTTCCAATGAATGCTGCCGCTCTAACACGGTTATTTAAATCTTCTTGCGATTCAATATCAGAAACATTTACCTCACATAGATTGCAAAATTGATTTGGTCGGAGCGCAATTTCACAACACGGATTAGTCCCCCATTCTTTATCATTTGTGAAATAAATTCCAGGTTCTCCAGCTCCCGACGCCTCAATACGTTTCCATAACCCCATAAAAAACTCTTGGGTTATTTTATGCCTTAACAACGTTGCCGAGTTGTTTGCTCTACCTCTTTGTGGGTTTGTTTCCCACCAATTACCCGTTTTACAAGAAATCATTTCTTGATCATCAGCATTGAATAGTGATATCAGTGCCGCTCTTCTGATCCCCCCACTAAGGACTGCGTCAGCAATATGACAAATAATATCATGAACCTCAATGGTTGTTAATTTATCACCGTCCTCTTTTGACTCTAAAATACCTTTTAATTTGTGTAAGCAATCTTTAAGTGGTTGGGGTCCGGGGGCTTTACCTCCAGATGTAATTAATCTGGAACCTTTCTGTCTAATATCGGAAAAATCAAAATCGGGTGTTGATAATTGTTCACCAAAATACGATTTGAATAGAACCTTAATTGCGTCTGACCACCCTTCAATAGAGTCCCCAATTAAAAATCTTCTAAACCTATTTGGGTTTGGTTTTCTAATCTCAGGGAGTTTATCTACGTGGTGTTTTTGTACTGAATACCCAACACCAGTTCCACCTAATAACAAGAACATTGATTCGGAAAACGATTCCAAATTGTCAATTGGCAAATATGCGCAATTAAAAATTCTGTTAGGTGAGAGCTCAATTGGTTTTCCACCAAATTGCATTGACCTCATAGAAGGTAATACTTTTTTGTCGTACACATATTTATACACCTCTCTAATCTCACTTTCGAGAGCAGGATATTTTTTAATGTGCATATTAATGTTTCGGGTTACTAATTCTCCCCAAGTTTCACGTCTATTTAATTCTGGTACGAATTTTGCGTACTTCATATAAACCGTTAGATCTGATAAAATCTGTTGTGATGCGTCCATTTTTTTAATTTTAATTATTTATTTTAAGATTGTTGTTCCTTTTTTTTCGCCAATAGTTCTTTAATTCTATTACGATTTTTCACTTCTTTTTGTTCTTCGTGTCCTAAAAATGTCACACTTTGTTCGGTGTCGATTTCTAACATACCATTGTCGAACTTACAGTTTTCAAATATGATTCCATCTTTACCGATTCTCGATTTAGTAATCGCTATTGTTGCCAAATTCATCTCTTTTTGTTGTAGACTTTTAGCCACCGTAATGATTACGTGACCAACTTGTGCTTTCTTAATGGAACCCCCCATTTGGTCAGTTGTTACCACCTCAGACGATATCGAACTTCTATTCCCTTGTGTTGCCGTCCATCCTGCGATGTCCAATTCATGACACATAGCTTCAAACCCTCTCATCACCGAACCTTCACTTTTCCATTCATCCCCCAAATTTTTATCGGGTACAACACAATCGATATAATCCAATATAATCATATCAACTTTAATTCCATCGGCAATCATCTTTCTAACTTGATTTTTAATCTGATTCATCGTTACGGTATCGGATGGTAACTTTTTCATAATCAACTTATTTTTTCTTGTTGATTCGATATGTTTAACCGTTGCCATTACCTCATCCTTGTTTTCAGTTAAATCGTCGGGGTGAATTCCAGTCCAAAGTGTAATGTGTTTTCTTTGAATTATCTTAGGGTTGTCCTCAAAAAATATTTGAAGTACGTTGTATCCTAAGTTAAATGCGTGGTTCGCAATCTTAGTCGTGAATGTTGATTTCCCAACACCGGTAGGGGCCAAAATAACTCCGATTTCACCTTTTGCTAAACCACCCTTTAACAGGTTATCAATACCAGGAACACCAATAGGAATTGGGTGTCTGTAGTCCTCATTTAATACCTCGTCAAGGTTAAAAAACACGTCGGTGGTACCTTTATCTACCTCACCAACTTGTAGTGCTCCACGTACCATTTCCTCTAACTTGTCGTAACTCTCAAAATCACCTTTATCGATGATTGATTGAGTTTTTATCATCACTTTTTGGAGTTCCTGTTGTTTACAGAATTTTAGGGATTTTTCTTGAACAAATGTTGATCCCTCATCTGAAACATTTCTAACCTGCTCAATAGTATCTAATACACTTTTTTGAGCCATTGGTGAACTAATTTCAGATTTAGTTAGTTGTTCGAGGGTATCAAACGTGGGTGTGTGATCATATTTTGTATAATATTCTCTAATCATTTGACAAATGATTTTAAAATATTGGTTATCAAAATAGTGAGGATCAATAACTTCAATAATGGAATTAGCAAATGTTTTATACGTTACAATGTTGTTTAAAAGTTGTATTTGAAAAGTGTTTCCTAAGTACCCGAAGTTTTTTTTGTCTGACATATTTTATAGATTTTCTTATTGTGTTTTAATAAATACTATTGAGCCAATGAATAAGTCATCATCTCAAAAGATAAATTTTCATCTGATAAAATGTCAGTCAATTCTCTTAAAATGTTTTTTATGGATGGGCGTATATCCAGGGTGTATCTTACCTTCGGAGGGTACACTTTCGCATCAATGACTCTATGACAAATTGTCAGATTTCCTACCTTTAAAATAATATTAAATGTTTCAGGTCCATCGGTATTTGATGTCTCTAAAACGTTTTTGTCCTCCTCAATTTGGAATCTATTTTCCAACATATAGACAACGCTCTTGTTTCTTAACTTCGTTTGTAATTCCTCAGATAAACTTTTAATGTATTCGTAGAATTCAACGCTATTTTTAGCGTTTTCATTATACCCTTTAACATTAAAAAATCTTTGTACCACAAAATTATTGTTAAGTGTCATTAAGAATTCAACCTTCGTTACATCGTTCTGATCTTTCATACTTTTACTTTTTTGTTTTAAATTTTGTTTTTTCTTTTCTTGTTAGTTTTAAAAATGGTTTTAAAAAATAAACCCAAGCATCATCATTTTTTGGTAAATATTTAAAAAGCCCATCTTCCATCATCATTCTAATTAGATTCTTATAACCTCTTCCGTCAGGATCCAACGACTCGGAGTAATACAATCTAACCATCTCTTTTCCTTCTTCACTTATCAACGGTTCCGATAAATCAACAAGTTTTTCATTGACTTGGAAGAATTCGTCACCAAATATACCACTCTTTGTTCTACCCGTCAGTAAATTTTTAAGTACGGTATTATCTTTCTGTTCTTTTAAAAGTTCTTCACCCCTTGTTAAAATATCGGTAAAAGATACTTTAGTATCAAGGATTTCGGGAAATAACTTTACAAATGTTTTTTCACCTAAATAATAAATCCCATCAATGTTATCTGATCTATCTCCAGAAACAATTTTAAATGTTTTAACATTATAGTGGGGTATCTCTATCTCGTGTAGTTTAATGTTATCTCCATTCTTATAGTACTTTTTAGTGTTAGGCGAATAGATACATACATCTTCTGATATAAGTTGTGTGAGGTCCCTATCTCCACTAAAAATGGTTTTGTGTTCACCTATCGATATTTGACAGTAATATGAGATTAAATCGTCGGCTTCCGAGTTTTCAAACTCAATTTGTCTAACAAACATTTCCTCTAAGTATTGTTTTACTCTTACTTTTTGTTTGTTAAATGATAGTTCCAAATTTTCATCAGATGGTGCCCGTCTATTTAGTTTGTAGTTGGGGTAAAATAACCTTCGTTCTGATGAACTGGTAACTCCGTCCCAAGCAACAATCACCTTGTCAAAATTACCCTCATCAATGAACCTACGAGTGGTATTTAAAAAATGCCAAATACCACCCACATGTTCAACACCATTAAAATAACTTTTAACTCCGTGGAATCCTATCTTTAATAGATTGTTCGCATCAATAACTAATGTTTTAATCATTTGTATTTTTTATAATTGTTACTACAATATTTTGTTACTCTTTTTTAAATTGTCTTCAGCCCATAATGGTTGGAGATTCGTATAATGACATAAACAGTATAATTCTTCTTCTGTTTTTGCCGATGATAATGGAATTATGTGGTCAATATGCCACTCATTCCGGTTATCCCAACCCATACCGACAACAAATTGGTTTTCTAAATGTTCCTTTAAAAATTCTGGTGAACAACCAACAATATCAAAGGTATGTTTTGACCTATGTTTTAAATACCTATTAACCGAATTTCTCATATTAGATATAATCTTGAATAAAATGTCTTCTTTTTTTCTTTGTTTTTGGTAATTGTTGGAATATTTTTTATTATCACGAAACCATTTTAATTTTCTTTCTTTTTCCTTTTCGTAATTAATAATATAATATTCTTCAAAGTATTTTTTATAGTATTCTTGGTTTTCTTCATTCCATTTAGTATTATATTCTTTAATTTTTTCCTTATTCTCTAATCTATACTTTTTAGATTCTATTTTTTGGCATTCTCGACAATAACTCCTAACACCACATTTAACTTTAGACATCTTATTAAAATCTGTCAATTTTTTTTCTTCCTCACATTTAGTACAAACTTTTGTCTCCATTTTTAATATACTCTTTTAATAGTTTATTAACAAGAGAAGATAAGTTTATAGATTTATCCTTAAAGTATTGTGGTAACTCGGGATCAATAGATACCGCCAATTTTACTTTCTTTTTTTCTTCTTCAACCTTTCTTCTCCCCATATTAATAAATATCACCAAATAACTAAAAAGTATAAT